CATTGTTTGGTGTTGCTGAAATCGTCGAAACTAACTTCTTGAAACCTGATGAAATGATCATGGTTAACCTTGCTGACTACCAAATCGGTACCAACAAGGGTGGTGAAGTTAACACATTCGAACACTTCGATATCGACTACAACAAACAAAAATACTTGATTGAAACTCGTCTTTCAGGTGCGCTTGTTCGCGCCAAAGCTGCGGTTTACTTCAAACCTGCTGCTAAAGGTGGTCGTCCAACAGAAGCTACAGCAACTAGTGGAACAGAAGCTCGAGTAGGTGGATAATGAAATACTCTGGTAATGCTGGTTTTCGATTGAAAGATGTTGAAGTCGAACCAGATGTTTATGAGCCACAATTGGTTGTTAAACGAGTGCGCGGAAATGTGATCAGTTCTAGATACCGACGCGATCAAAATGGCGACAAATCTACTATTGATAACATCCGCATTACCAACCAAATTTCATTAGTCGCAGACCAATTCTTTATGAAGCATATTTCGAATTTGCTTTATATGGAGTACCAAGGGGTGAAATGGAAAGTCGAAAGTTTCGATGTAAGTAGAGCCCCTAGAGTTATTGTGGATTTAGGAGGGGTTTATAATGAGCAAGAGAATTCTTATCCGAGACATTCTGATGAAAGCAATTCAGAAGTCTAATGAGGATTATAAACTCTTTTATAATCCAACATCAAACACCACATTGACGTATCCGTGTATTCTTTATAAGAGAACGGGTATTAGACAACGGCATGCAGACAATATTCGTTATCATTCACACGAAGTATATCAAGTCACGATAATCGACAAACGAGTCGATACTCCAATCTTACCTCAACTTTTGGAAAACCAATACTGCGTGTATGAGAATGAATTTATTGTCGATAATATGCATCAAACTATTTTAAAGATTAACACAGGAGGATTAGCTAATGGCTAAACTTAAGTTTGACGAACTTGGAAAACGTTTTTATGAAACTGGTGTATCTGAAGCGGTATTGTTCCCACAAGACCCAACTGGTACATATCCTAAAGGTATCGCTTGGAACGGTATCACTGCTGCTAACGAATCTCCTTCAGGAGCTGAAGCAAACGACCAATACGCAGACAACATCAAATACTTGTCTCTTACTGGTGCTGAAAACTTTGAAGGTACTATTGAAGCGTTCAGCTCTCCAGAAGAGTTCGACGAATGTGATGGTATGAAAACAATCGTTAAAGGTGCTGTCGCTCACCAACAAAACCGTCGCCCATTTGGATTCGCATTCAAATCAATCCTTGGTAACGATACAAAAGGTAATGAATACGGATACAAACTTCACTTGTGGTACGGTTGTAAAGCAGCTCCATCAGAACGTTCACACGCTACTGTTAACGATAGCCCAGAACCACAAAACCCATCATGGTCAATTTCTTCAACTCCAGTAGTTGTTCCTGGCCACAAACCAACTTCAGTAATCACAATCGATTCTACTCAAGTTGAAGCGACTAAGATGCAAAAAGTATTGGATGCTGTTTACGGTACTGATGAAGCAGAACCATATCTTCCATTACCAGAAAAAGTAATCGAATTGCTTGGCTAATAGGAATAAATAAAGGAGGTATTTACTCATATGTTAAAAGAAACAGTTAAATATTTGGACTTCGATGGCGTTGAACAAACCGAAACTTTGTACTTCAACATCAACCGTATGGAATTGATTGCTATGCAAGCTCGCTATGGTAAAGAAGATATGGCTAAGTACATCGAACGAATCACAAAAGAAGAAGACTTCGGTAAGATTCATGATTTGCTTAATGACGTAATCTTGACTGCCTATGGTAAGAAATCTGAAGACGGTAAACGATTCCTTAAGAGCGAAGAAATCAAGGAAGAATTCCGCACATCATTGGCATACGAAGCTCTTACAGAAAGTTTCTTTGACGATGAAGGTGTAACTCTTGGTAAATTTGTTCAAGGGATTACTTCAACAATTCGTGGATTAGAATCAGCAGCTGCACCTGCAGCACAATAACGGAATGGGCGGTATTTTTTACCGCTCTTCCTTTTTATTTTAAATTTTTTGAGGTGTGTATATCATGGATCCGGAGTTTTTAACTATACAGTTAGACGATATAGAATATTGGGATGACTTAAAAGAGGAATTTGTAAATCAGGAAGGGGTAAAGTGCACGTTTCGATATACTTTGAAAAATCTAGATAAATGGGAATCGAAGCATCTTAAAAGATTCATAGATAACTCTGACGATATTACTGATGCCGAGATGCTAGATTTTATAGTTACAATGTGCGATGATGACATTGATCCTAACTTACTTTCTGTAAACAACTACCAACAGATTGTTGAGTATATTAAAAAGACGCCGTCTGCTACAAAATTTCCTAAAGAGAAAGGTAGCGCTAGAGGTGTAGCACAACGTAAAAAGGTATATACGTCTGAGATAATTTATGCTATGATGGCTTTGAACCATATCCCTTTCGATTGGGAAAATCGAAATCTTAATAAATTAATCATGCTTCTGAATTGCGTGGGGTCATTACAAGAACCTCCTAAGAAAATGACCAAAGCCGAAATTATGGAAGAGCAACGAGCTACCATATTACGGCGTCGCGAAGAAGAGCGTAAAAGAAGGGAGAAACAATGATCGATCCAAATATCATAATTCATTCCGACGATGTTATTCAACACTTTGGGACAAAGGGAATGAAATGGGGCGTACGTAAAAATTATATGAGCGATAAACACGCTCTTAAGAATAATTATAAGCGATCGCTAAAGAAGTCTAAAGAAAACTTTAAAGGTAAGCGACCAGATTTTTGGAGGAGATTTGGTTATAAAGCTTCTGTCGCATCGATGTACGGCGGACTTCTAACAGGTAACAATATATTGACCAGATATGGTGCAATGGGTATTGGCGCTGAAGCGGCTATGCGATCCATGGATGGTAGTCATTTCTATAAGAGTAAATTCAAGCGTCGCAATAAAGCCATTAAAAAGGCTTATAAGAAGGCTAAGAAAGAACTCAAAACAAGTTATAAGAAAGAGATGAAAGCTAAATGAGAATAACAACTAGCGGATCTTTTAATAACTTGGAAAAGTATCTTAAGAAAGATAGACGAGTATCTATGGATTCTCTTGGTAAAGCTATCGTAGAAGCTCTAAAAGCTGCAACTCCTTCGAAATCGGGTAAAACCGCAAATTCCTGGGGTTATAGAATTAACAAAACCGGTCGTGGTGAAGAGTTAGAGATATTTAATACCAACATAAACAAAGGTGTCAATATTGCTATTATTATTCACTACGGTCACGGTACAGGCACAGGCGGTTATGTTCCGCCGCATCCGTATATTATTAAGGCTATTGATTCAGCATACAAATCTGCAATCAATAAAGTGTTAAATGATTATTTAAAATAAAAGGAGGTAATTAATGGCCGGATATGTTGACGAAAAAGTCGCCAAGGTAACTCTGGATAATAAAGGATTCACCAAAAACGCGACAGATACCATCTCTGCTCTTGAAAAGATGAAGCAAGCTTTTGCGAAGATCAGCGGCGGTAACGCATCTAAGAACATTGCTAAAGAGATGAACGCTATCCCTGATGCAATTTCAAAATCAACGTCAAAATCCCAAGGTCTATTATCTCGTCTTAAAGGAATGTTTACTCGTAGTACCGAAGGAATTAACATGAACGGTGCTGCCAAATCAATTGAGCAGATGAATACTGATGTTGCTAGCAGAACGGCCAAGACATCTGGTATTCTCGCCCGATTGAAGGGTATTTTTCAAAAGGCGGATAATCACCAGGGATTTCCCAACTCTGTCAAATCTATTGACAGTCTAAATTCAAAAGCATCTGGTATAAACCTGAACCCACTCACAGGGGCATTTTCTAGAGCAGCGGATTCTGTTAAAGGATCGCTTAATGCAATGGATGTCGCTATGGGTATTGTCATGGGTAACATGATGCAGAAAGCTATCAGTTTCGGTGCTAAATTCTTTTCAGGCCCGTTAGATGGTTTAAACGAGTATAAAGAAAAGCTCGGATCTGTACAAACAATCATGACAAATACTGAGTGGGAAATTCCAGACCAAACCACTCGTATGCGTAAGACTTCTAAAGTATTGGAAGACTTGAACGAATACGCTGACCAAACCATTTACTCATTTAAAGACATGACTAAGAACATCGGTACGTTTACTGCGGCCGGTGTAGGTTTGGAAGATTCTGCAACTGCGATCAAGGGTATTTCTAACTTGGCCGCTGCATCGGGATCAAACACCCAACAAGCATCAATGGCGATGTACCAATTATCTCAAGCATTGGCTTCAGGTAGAGTTGGTCTTCAGGACTGGAACTCGGTAGTTAATGCCGGTATGGGTGGTAAGTTATTCCAAGACCGATTGACTGAAATGGCTGAGAAGATGGGTCATGCTCGTGACATGACTAAATCTTTCCGGGAGTCTTTGAAAGACGGTTGGTTGACTTCTGAAGTCTTGATTGCTACTTTGAAAGATTTCTCAGTTGATAAATCGATGCTTGAAGCAGCGACTCAGATTAAATCGTTTGGACAATTGGTAGATACCGTACAAGAAGCTATTGGTTCTGGATGGGCAACTTCTTGGGAATATCTATTTGGTGGATTTGAAGAGGCTAAGGCACTTTGGACAGACGTCGGAAAAATTGTTAATAAGTTCTTTGACGATTCTCAAGGAACTTATCATGACACTGTTCTTGACATGGAGCGTAGTCTAGGTAACTACCGAAATGCCATGTTGAAAACATGGAAAGACATGGGCGGACAAGAAGCGTTCTTTGACTCAATTAAGAATGGCTTTGAATTCGTATTCAAGTCCATGACTAACTTCCGTGATGGTTTCCGTGAATCTATTGGTACATATGAGGACTCGGCTAGACGACTTCTTGGTGTTACCGAAGGGTTCAGAAACTTCACTGAGAACTTGAAGAAGAATGCTGCTATCCAAGAGACGCTGATTTCTCTTGGTAGAATGTTTGGTGCTGTATTTAACACTGTATGGGCGATTGTCCACAAACTATCTCTAGGATTTAATTCAACAGTTGGATCCATGGATGGTGTAATTCTTGTATTCAAGCGAGCTGCTGACGGAGTTACTAAATTCCTGAACACAATGCGCCAAAACCATAACATCATGCAAAGCTTTACCAACATTGGTAAAGTGATTGGTAATGTTCTGAGCATTCTTGGCACACTATTCAAAATCGCTGCAGATATCGTAGGACGATTCTTCTCATTGTTTAGTTTCGGAACCAACAGTGGCGGTGGATTGCTTAAATTCACTGATATGTTAGTTAAGATCACCGATGCTATTCGAAAATTTGTAGAAGGCTTGCGAGAATCTATTCAGAAATTTGGTGTGTTTAAAGGAATTATGACCGCTTTCGGTGGAGCATTCTCAAGTATCGGGCCTAAAATTGCTGATGGATTTAAAGCTATTGTAAAAGCATTTCCTAAGACATTCTCCGACAACGGTATATTTGCCAAAATTGGTAGCTCTATCAAGAACGGTATTAAAGCTATTTCTCCTGGAATGAGATCATTCGTAGATAGCTTAGATACTGGCATGTCGAATATTTTATCCGGAGTTAAGAATAACTTTGGTAAAGTAAAAGATGTTCTGGGTAAAGCCTTTGGTAATATTGGCGACGGACTCAAGAATTCTCTCTCATCAGTCAAATCTGGATTGTCTAATATCGTAGGACAAATTGGTGGAACTATCAAATCAGTGTTCTCCGGTATTGCTAACATGGCGAAACAAGGTTATGACTTGTTGAAAGATATTTTCAAGTCGTTCCACGGAGCAGATATTATCCAAGCTTTGATTGGCTTATTTGCATTTGACAAATGGCTTAAGTTCAAGTCAGGAAATAACTCTCTTGTAACCAAATTCTTAGATCGTTTCGAAGGAATGTTTGACAAATTCCTTAATAAAGGTAAAGAGTCTGTTCCTCTCGTTAAGAAGGTATTATCTGATTTCAAAGGTGCTTTAAACGACTTTTCTAAGGGTATTAAAGTCGGTCTTCTTGTTGGTATTTCTGTAGCCTGCTTAATGCTTGCTGTATCATTGGATAAATTATCCAAGATCGATATGAAAGATCTATCCAAGGCAATGATTGCTATGGGTTCAGCAATGGCTGGAATGATGAAGATAGTTAAGACTCTTGGCGCTATCGATGGTATTCCTAAAGGCGCTGGATTAACGTTAATCGGTATCGCTATAGCAATTCGTATTCTTGCTGGAGCTCTTAAGAAGCTTGAAGGTATGGATATGGATAGTATGGTTAGCGCTATTGCCGGAATTAGATTCGTCATGAACGGTCTAGTCAAATCCATGAAGCGTTTATCCGAAGTTGAGAAAACTTCTAAAGCTGGTATAACCAAGATGATTGCATTTGCTTTTGCTATGCGGATCATTGTCGGAGCACTTGCTAAATTAAAAGGAATGGGTGTTGCCGAAATCGGTGTTGCTATGGTCGGTGTTCGTGCATTAATGCGCACAATGACTGATAGCATGAAAGAACTCGATAAGGTAAGTTACAATAAAGGTGGAGCCACAGCAATGATTGGTTTCGCTATTGCATTGCGTATTATCGTAAGTTCTGTCGCAGCAATTGCCAAACTAGATCCTGAAGGTGCTGTTATTGGTATGGTTGGTGCTGGTGCATTGATGGAAGAACTTTCTAGATGTATGAAGAAAATGAATGGTGTTGTCGTCGGAGGACGAACAATGGCGTCTATGATTGGATTTGCAATCTCTCTTCGTATTATCGTGATGTCTGTCAAAGCAATCGCAAAATTACAACCAGAAGCTGCTCTACAAGGTATTGTTGCTACTGGAGCTCTTATGGAAGCTCTTGTTTTATGTATGAAACAACTCAACGGAACCGTTGTAGGTGGACGTACATTAGCATCGATGATCGGATTTGCTATATCCTTACGTATTTTAGTAATGTCTGTGAAAGCTATTGCTAAATTACAACCAGAAGCTGCTATACAAGGATTACTAGGAACTGCTGCATTAATGGAAGCTCTAGTCCTATGTATGAAACAGCTTAATGGAACTGTCGTTGGTGGTAGAACTTTAGTGTCAATGATTGGCTTTGCTATATCTGTCAGAATTCTGGTATTGTCTGTTCAGAAATTAGCGGCTTTACCAATCGACTCAATGATTCCTGCAGTATCTTCTGTTGGTGGATTGATGGAAGTAATGACTCATGCAATGAAACGCATGGGCGATGTCAAATTTAATAACAAAATGATTCTCGCAATGATATCATTTGCAGGATCCGTTTATATTTTGGCCATGTCGGTTGAGAAGTTAACTAAATTTGACTGGCAACAATTAGTAACCGCGGTCAGTACAATTAGTGTATTGCTTGGTGAAATGCTAATCGTTATGAATGCCTTACAAGGAATTAAAATAGATCTAAAATCTATTTTAGGGATGATTGTGTTCGCCGGATCAGTATTTATATTGGGCAAATCTGTTGAAGGATTAGCGACTCTAAATCTTGATGGTGTTCTACTAGCCCTAGGTACAATTAGTACTATTATGGGAGAATTAATAGGTGTATCATATCTATTAAAATCCATAAAAATAGACTACAAGTCAATGTTTGCCCTGCTTGGATTTACGTTAGCAATATATTCTATTGGTAAAACCATTCAGAAACTATCTACAATTCCATGGAAAAACTTGGCTGCTGCTTGTGCTGGTGTTGGTGGAGTCATTGTCGCATTAGGATTTGCTGCTAAACAAGTTAGTGGGATGTCTGGTAGTATCAAACAAACCTTAGCAACGGCGGCTATATTTGAACAATTCTCAAGATTACTCGGAAGCATAGGTACTGCTTTACAAAAAGTAGCATCTATTCCATGGCAAAATCTAGCTGTGGCCACTGCAGCTATCGGCGTTGTCTTAGCAGGATTCGTATATATTTCCAAAGTAATGACTGAGGTTGATGCTAGTGCAGGAGATATTGCCGCTATCGTTGCTTTATCTGGTGCAGTTGAGGTTATCGGTCGAGCATTATCTAAAGTTGCTAGTTACCCATGGCAAAGTATTCTAGCCGCTACTGTGGCGATGGGTGCCGCTATGGCCGGATTAGTAATCATGTCTAAGAGTCTAGAAAAAGTAAGCGTCGGAGATGCTGGTAAATTACTTATTCTATCTGTTGCTCTGATGGCATTAGCCGTTCCAATCGCATTGTTAGCATCGCTTAACTTGATTGCTGTCGGTATCAGTTTGGGTGCTTTGGCAGGTCACTTGATTATCTTGATTGGTGCTGCTAAATTAGCCCAAGGTACTGCCAAAGGTATGGCTATATTATCTAAGACGTTACTGTCATTCGGTGCGTCCTCAATTATGGCCGCTTCATCTATCGCTATTGCCGGTATTGGATTCTTGGCATTCAGTATGGCCATCAAGAATTTGGCGGATACCGCTCCCGCAGCGTTCTCTAATATCGTTCAAGGGTTATTAGTATTTGTCGAATCACTTGTTGAAGCTGGTCCTAGGTTGATGAAGGCCGGTATTGAATTGATTGTTCAATTCGTAGAAGGTCTTGCTCAAGGTATACCTCGAATAATTGCTGCTACCGTACAAATGATATTAGCATTATTGGATGGTTTGGCAAGCAATGCTCATAGACTGGTCGATTCCGGTGTTAAAGTCCTAGTTGAGTTTGCCAAAGGTATTATGGACAATATGGCTATTTTAGTACAGACCGCTGTCGAAATGGCAACTAAGTTCATTGAAGAATTTGGTAAAGCTTTGATTAGCGTTAAAGATCGTCTTATTCCAGCGTTGACACAACTATTTGGTATTATTTCCGAGATAGCTTTGAAAGTTATCAAAGAATTGGTAGGCCCTATTATCCAAGGACTCCTTGAGATTATGGAACCTATTATTGAAGTAATTCTACAGGTTATTGAGCGTATCGCACAAGCGTTAGCTCCTATTCTTGTACCTTTAATCGATGCTATCAAGACATTGATTCAAGAAGTGTCAAATGTAGTACAAGCAATTGCAGATACTGTTATTGCAATTGTTAATAATCTAGGGTCTATTATCAGATCAATAGCAGATGTTATTATTTCCGTAGTCGATCTTATTAAAACAGCAATCGAAGGTTTCGTAACCGTAGTTCAAACCATTGGACAAACCATTCAAGTTATATTCATTAGTATCGCTTCAATTGTCAACTCTGTTATGCAGGGTATTGTCGGAGCAATCAATGCTTTCGCTAATGTTATCCGAGCAGTTGGTGAAGCACTCAAGAATGTATTTGTCGGAATTGGACAAGGTATCCAAGCAGCTCTACAAGGTGTAGCATCGGTAGTAGAATCTATCGGTGGAGCAATCAAAGCGGCATTTGAAGGAATTGGTACTGCTGCTCAAGGAGTAGGACAAGGCATTCAATCTGCATTCCAAGGAATCGCATCGATCGTTGAATCTGTTGGTACTTCTATTAAATCCGCTCTTGAAGGAGTAGGTAAAGCATTCGAAGGTGCTGGTAAATTTGCTGAAGGATTCGGTAAAGGTATCGAGCATGTAATGAACGGTGTTTCCAGCATAGTTGATTCAGTAGGTAATGCTATAAAAGGTATTATCGAAGCCATCGGACATGCCTTCAAAGATGTGGGTACGGGTATCGAGAGAATGGGTAAAGGTATGAAACCTATTGCCGATCATGGATTCAAAGCCGCTGGAGCTATCACTGCTGTATCTGGTGCTGTCGCTCTCTTGGGTGGAGCATCATATACTGGTAACCTAAATGGTTTCCGTGCCGACCTTGACAAACTCGATACTGTAATGTACAAGTTAAGTACTCGTAATGGAGCATCAGGGGCCCTTAAAGATATTGGTTCCGCGCTTAAGACAGTATCATCTTCTGCCCCTAGTGCTGCTTCTGATCTTGAGAAATTCGCATCATCATCTGAGAAGATTAAGTCGTCCTCTTCAGGAATGGCTAGCAATATTAAGAGCGTGGCAAACGCGCTTTCTAGTGTGGGACAATCAACAATGGGTGCTGCTCCGGGGATTATGGTTCTCGCCGCGGGTCTTGAGAAAGTGGCAAACACATTATCTCAATTCATATCTCGTATTACAGCAGTCGGTGCGTCGATGTCTTCTCTAGGAATGATGTTTACAACAACTGGTTCTGCTGTAGCAAACCTTAGTACAGCATTCTCATCTATTTCTAACGGCACAACGGCATTCGGTAATGCTATGAACCAAGCAAGAACTGCTCTTGCACAATTTGGAGCTAGTGCTGCCGGATCCACAACGTCATTTGCTGTCCTCGGTACTGCTATGACAATGGCTATGACCCTTGTGGTCAATGCCGTGAATAACGGTATGAACCAAGCTCGTGCTGCATTGCAACAAGGCTTTGCTTTGATGGGCGCATCTGCTGCAACATCTATGACCACTGTTGTTATGGCTGTTAATATGGGAATGATGAGTGTTGTGAACGCCATCCGCACTAATATGGCATCCGTTTCAACTGTTATATCTACTGGTATGACTCAAGCGGCAGCCGGTATGGCTAGAGGATTTGCTATGATGGGTGTTAGCGCATCTACATCTATGGCGTTAGTTCGTACGACAGTAATGACTGGTATGATGGGAGTTGTCCAATCTATCCAAAATTCAATGAACCAAGCAGCGACATCTATGGCCGCATCTATGTCTAGAATTGCTCAAGCTATTTCTTCATCTATGTCTCAAATCAATGCTCAAATGAACATGTCTCTAAACATGATGAGAGCGTCGATGCAAATGGCATTTATGACGATGCAGATGACAATCATGACAGCTATGATGCAAATGGCCAACCAAATCCGTAGCTCTAGTGCAATGATGCACGCAACCATGCTCCAACTTGGAACTCAAATGGTTTCTGCTATGCGTATGGCCATGGCGTTGCTTAATGTGACAATCCTAACCGGTATGATGCAAGCCGCAAATGGAGTTAGATCCGCTGCTGGTGTAGCTCATGCTGGTGGTGTGTACGTTGGTTCAATGATTTCTCAAGGGGTTGCTGCCGGTATTAGAGCTCACTTGGGTTCTGTTATCGCCGCTACTAATGAGATTGTCGCACAAGCCGAACGTGCTGCTCGAGCTAAAGCGAAGATTAAATCACCATCACGGTTATTTGCGGCTAACGTAGGTAAATACATTCCTCAAGGGGTTGCAATGGGTATTGCCAAAGAAATGCCTAGAACTGTTAAGCAAATGGGCAAAACATTTGCTAATGGATTCTCAGATGTTACATCACTCGCTGTCGATCATGCAAGTGGTATGGCTTCTGCCGTGGCTGATGCGGTTAATACTGTTGGAACGTTGCTCGATGATTCGCTTGCGGACATGGATTACCGTCCAACCATAACTCCTGTAGTCGATACTACCAATCTTGACAAACTTCAAAATGGCAACATTCTACGGGGAATTGGTGTTGATGCAACTAATGTTCCACGACCAGCATATTCTGGTGTTCCAAGTTCATTGCAATCAACCAATACAAATGTCTACGACAACTCTAATAAAGAATACTCTATCACAGTTAAAGTGGACAACGGTGGTAAACCAGTTGACGGCAAACAACTTGCTAGAGAAATTCAACAACATATTAAGGACTTTGACGATCAAGCTCGTCGAGGGAAAGGTGAAGAAGTATTATGGTGATGCCTTTAAAGCCTGGATATTTTATGATCAACGGATACAAGTCTGAAGATTATAATGTATTTATCCAAGATCGCCCAGATATAGAAACACCTAAACGAAGAGTGACTTTCGAGTCACCAAATGGCTATGAAGGAGAGTTGGCTTATGACGATGAAGGTTATGAGCCAACCGAATTCGAGCTTAGTTGTTTCTACGACGGACGAAGTCACAATGACTCAGATCGTGATATTTCATTAGCCCGTAATAAAATTAATTTTCTATTTAATAACGGGATTGGGAATTGGATTGATCTAATTCCATATTTCGATCAAAGTCATATTTACAAAGTTATCATGACAGAGATCACATACGAGAACAAATACTTCTATCAAGGTTGTATTTCGTTCAAAGTGAAACTCAAATGTCAGCCGTTTAAATATAATGTTGATAACCAACCACGAGTTGTTACTTCTGGTGAGGTTATTGACAATCCTAATTTATATTTCTCCAGACCAACAGTACAATTCTCTGGAGTTACGGGTAATTTGAAAATTTCTATTGGATCCACTGCTATGACAATCAAAGATATGCAAAACGAGACAATCATCATTGATAGCACTCGATACATTGTATATTCTAAGTCAGGATCCACGATCACAAACAAAAACAACAATACTGTCGGGAAAGAGTTCTTCAAACTATATCCTGGGAATGATCTACGGACAAACAGGGTATATTTTACAGCCACTAAGGGTACTGCTCCGGCTACGATAACTCTAACCCCTAATTGGAGGGTATTAGTTTGAGACCAATTTTATATGAACAGAACGAACGGGTCTTTGATACTAATGGTATGGGGATCTTATACGACGCCATATCTGCAGAAGTCACGGAAGTTCGTAATGCAGAATTTGAGCTTGAACTAAAATATCCTGTCGGTGGAGAGTGGGCCCAAGCGCTCACTCAAAACCGTTATATTTTGGTTAAGCCAAATGACTATGATGAGCCTCACGCATTTCGTATTTACGAGATTGAGAAAGAGGCTGATTCAAACCAAATTACGGTTAAGGGTGTTACTAAGACTGATGAATTGTCTGGTAATGTCATCAAACCACTCTCAATTAAATCTGCAACACCATCTGCTGCTTGGGAACAACTCAAACGTGTAGCTGTGGATCCAATTGAGTATAACTTTATCTCCGATATTCAGACGTCTAAAGACACAAACATGGACATTCGGAATGTTCTTAACGCAATTGCTGGAGAAGAAGGATCATTTATTGATACTTGGGGTGGAGAAATTAAACGTACTAACAATACTATTTATTTATACTCCAAACGCGGTAAAGACCACGTCACAACCATTCGTCCACGCAAGAATCTTAAGAATGTCAAAGTCAAATCGTCTATGGCTGGTAAATTCACTCGTATTTTACCATACGTGACATTCACTCCTGAGGGAGAAAACGAAGCAGAACAAGTTATTTATGGGGATATTATCAAATCTCCTCACTATGACGACTACTTCGTTAAAAGAATTGTTCCTTTGGATTTGAGTTCTGAATTCAACGACTCTTCAACCCATAAAGAAGGTGAAGAAACTAAGAAGAAAGCTCCTACTCCAGCACAAGTTACTGCCAAAGCTCAATCATATTTCACATCTAAGAACAAAGATGCTGATAAACCTGATTTGAGCGTTGAGGTTGAGATGATTCCGCTACAAGATTCCACAGAATGGGATCGACGTATCATCCAAGCTTTGGAAAAGATCCAACTTTGTGATACTGTGGACGTATATGTGCCTAAGATTGACTGCGATGTAACTGTCAAAGTCCGTAAGATTGTATATGATGTTCTTCGGGAACGAATCATCAAAATCGAGGCAAGTTCCAGTGGGACTGGTCGAGCTAGCTTAGCCGATCAACAGAAAGCCCAATGGCAAGATCTTACAAACAAGATCGTCAATAATGCTCTCTACGGAGAGAAGGACGGTTTGATCCATACAATCCTTACATCAGCCAACAACAAAAACAAAAACTTCTATGGACCTGAGGAACCTCCTCGTGAGAAGGTGTCCAAAGATGACTTGTGGTTTAAACCTGTTGGCGGCGAGGGTGAAGTTGAGATGTGGCGTTTTGACGGTGAGAACTGGGTTCTGGTCATCGACGCTAACTTCGGACAGAAGGTTACTGACAAAGTAAACGACGCTATTGAGTCCGCTAAGCGAGATATCAATGCTGACGTCCAATCTCATATTAACTCCGCTATTGCTGATGCTGAGAAACGTTGGCGACCAGATTTCACACCGATTCAGAACGAGCTTGATACTAAACTTCGTAAGCTTGACGATGATATTAATGTCAAAGTTACGGATATTAAGGATCGTATTGCTAGTGAGATTAGTAATCTGACAGTTACAAATCCCAACTTACTTAAAGGGACTGTGGATATGTCTACTATTCCTGAAAGTACTGTTGGAGACGATAACAACTGGCGTCGTATGGATGGTATCGGTGGTAAGTATCAGGAAATGTCTTTGGGTGGGTATAGATATACTGGATCCAATCAGAATAATCTTTATAAGAGACTTATCGTTGGTGGTTATCCTCCAGGATATTTCGAGAAGGGTAAGTATGTTTGGTCATTTTATGTTAAAACGAACACTCCGGGGTTTGTTTTACACACGTATTGCGACCCCAAAGTAAATGTCATTAGCGATATTAGACTAGACGATGTTTCTGTTGGTACGTTTAGTAATAATGAATTCTCATTCAGATTACCAGACACCGATGAACACATTATCAGTTATCATTTTGAGGTTATTAACGAGTCCAATTGGCTAAAATTAGGACTGCTTCGGTACGAAGCAGATACGGTTGGCGCTATAACCGACACATACAAATGGAAAGTCGAGGAAGGCGTCAAACGAACACCTTGGTGTCCTAACTTCCAAGACCCAAGTCCCGAATGGTCTACATACAAACAGACCAACGACTCTAACTTAGCCGAATTGAACAAGAGGGTTACCGCCGCTAATGGTGAGACTAACGTCCTTAAGACTCGTGTTGAGCAGACTTCGAATGAAATCAAAATCGCTGCACAAAACCTGGAAAACAGGCTTAATAGTAGTGCGTCGAGTACTTCTGCGGAACTAAGGGTTATAAAAGACTCAATTTCCGCTAAGGTGTCTCGTACGGATTTGGATACAGTTAGTGGGAAAGTTACTGCCGTTGAGACAAATCTCTCAACTAGGATCGACGGTATCCAGACTTCTGTTGATAAGGCAACTAGAGATGTTGATGGTAAGATCACATCTGCTGTATCATCGGCCATCACTCAATCCGAGAAAGAAATCGGACTTCGTATCACTGCTACTGAAGCCAAATTAATGTTGGACGAGATTCCTAAACGAGCTAGAGAAGCCGAGATTTATACTGATACCAAATTTAATTTGGTTGATGGTAAGATCCAAACACAACTCAACAATCGACTTGTAGACTATGCTCGTACCACTGACATTGCTACTCGTGTCACTCAGGAAGCTGGTAAAATCAAGACTGAATTAACCTCAGTTATTGACCAAAAGATTCCTAAGAAATACGGTAGTCGTAACTTCCTAGCTGGCACAAAGACTGAAATCCATTTCAACGGTCCTATCAGAAATACACAAGGTAATAATG